ATGTTATTGGATGCTTATTTAAGTACACCTGAAAGAGCTAAGGAGCAGATAGAGAACGCAATTTCCCAAATGGTAAGGAAGTGATAGACATGAAACACGGAAAACATAAATTGACATCATCTAAAGCTAAAGAAATTCTTAGACATGGATCAGTTAAAGGACATAAATTAACTGCAAAACAAAAGAGATTTATGGGAGCAAGAGCAGGTGTAAGCCTAGTTCGTAGAAGGAAAAAGAGGAAGGCTTGACAGTAGATAAAAAACTTATCTAATCTATAAATAATGAATCCAGATTTCCAAGAAGTCCTAAATAAAATTCTCGCTAAAACTCCCGAAGAGCTTAATGAACAGGAAAAAGCCTTCCTAAGAGCCAGAAGTTCATATCTTAAGAAAGCTCAATTAGAAGAATATGATAGTATATTAAATCCTAAACCAGAAATATATGTTGCTAAAAAGGATAGAGAAACCAAACCTGCTAAAGAGCAGACGGTAAAAGAAAATGTTAACACCAAATAAACCCACACCTGAAGAGTTAAAAGCCAAAGAAGAGGAAGCAATCAAAGCTGCTGAAGAGTTAGAGGGCAGACAACAGATCCCACCAGACGAGGAAGAGGAAAAAAAAGAAGAACCAACTGAAGATGCAGGTAATGAACTGGAAGAAGAAGCAGGAGAGGTTGAGGAAGAGGCAGAAGCAGAAGAAGTATCCGAAGAGGTAGAAGAGAAAGAAGCCATCCCCTCTAAAGAACTCTACAAAAAGAAGTTCTCCGAATCATCAAAGGAAAACCAAAAGATATATGCCAAGAATAGGGTTATCAATAAAGCACTAGCTGATGCCGAAGATGTTCCTGAACCAACCGAGGAAGAATTGCAGGTAGAGTTTGCTGATTGGGATGTGATGAGTGATACCGAGAGGGTATTTGCCAAAGAGACGGTTATATCACGCAATTGGAGAAAGACAATAGCACAAGCCAAGGAACAAGCTACCAGGATTGAGAAATGGAATGAATCAGTAGAAGACTTTGTAAGTGATCCGGTAACTTTAACTGATAATCCGGAGTTGGAAGGCAAGACCGAAGAGTTTAAAGCTTTTGCCACAGAAGAAGCCAATAACAGTGTGCCATTTAAGCTACTTGTCTCCGCTTTTTTACATGACCATACTACTAACAAACCAAATAATAAAGGCAGGATGTTTGAAAGAGGCAGTGGTGGTCCCAATGATAAACCACAACCAAAAGACGGGTCTATAACTTTGGAAGAAGGCAGAAAATTAAGAGAGACGGATTATAACCGCTGGAAGGAATTACTTGCTGCCGGAAAGATTAAGTCAGATCTTTGAGGCTATATTGGTCTAAGTTGCCCTATTGACAGTAAGTAAAACTAACAAGTATTCTATAAATAGTTAAAGAAAACTCCTAACGTCCTCGGACACGGTAAAGCAATCTACAACTTTACCAAAATGTCAGCATACGGAACAAAAATAGCAGAAGGTTTTTCCTCAAAGGTCATGCAGTTTGTGTATGATCGAAGTTTAATTGACTCTATCGTTAACAGAAACTATGAAGGTGAGATTAACGGAGTAGGCTCTATATTAAATATCCTTGATTTTTCTAAACTCACAGAAAAAACTTATGCAGACACAGCTTTAACAGCAGATTCTCTATCAGAAAACAATGGTGCATTAACTATTGACCAATATAAATCTTTTTATTGGAAAGAGAAAACCTTAGCAAAATGGCTTTCCTACATTAAAAACCCACATCCTTATATAGTTACCCAAGTTGGTAATGAAAGAGCAAAGAACATGGACACATTTGTCTTTGACTTGCATCCCGATGTTGGTTCAGGGAACAGGGTTGGAACTGATTACACTACAGGAGATGTTGAAGTAGCAGTAACCACAGGAGTTGTAACTGGGAATGGAACCACATTTACAGCAGCAATGGTAGGCAGGGGATTTAAAGCAACAGGGCATACAACCTGGTATAGAATTAAGACTTACACAAGTGCAACTGAAATTGTAATTGAAGACGACAAAGATGATGAAGCTTCAGCTTACACAGGTGGGGCAATCGCAGCATCAACAGCATATACCATTGAAGCAGCTACAGTGTTAACAATTACAGCAGCAAATATCTTGAATAAAGTTGCTACATTAAAAGAAACACTAGATTTAGCAGAGAAAAATGGTTATTCAGCAGTACCGGATTCAGACAGGTTTTTAGTTGCTCCTCCAGAGTTCTTTACTATCTTAACTCAAGGAACTGGAGTAGTCCTTCATGTAGATGAAGCATACCAGGACTTAGTTAAAAAGGGCTTCATGGGTATGTTGCAAGGTTTCAAACTCTTTATGAGCAATAGACTTGATGGAGATAATACAGATGGCTACTATCTTTTAGCAGGACACGCTAATTGGGTAACCTTTGCAGAGAAAGTCTTAGACGCCAGAATGGAAGAGGATTTAATCGGAGACTTTGGAACAGCATACAAAGATTTATTTGTCTATGGAGCTAAAGTGAAAGATATTAATAGACATCAAGCAGCACTTGGATTCTGGAAATTCTAAAGCTACTTGATGGTAGGATCGCAAAGCCTAAAGCTTGAAGCCTAAAGCTATATATAAAAAGCATTTAGGTTTTGAGATTTAGGCTTTTTTGATGGAGATATATGGCTGTATTTAAAAGGAAACAGGACTTATCGCTAGACACACAAGCAGAACTCGCTAGAATCGAGGCGAAATCTAGTGGTTTAAGGACTACTACAGAAACAAACTTCCTAACAGCTCTTGGTGATTATAGATATAACAGGGTGTTAAGGTGGGATACACAGCTAGTTCAAGGGTCAACGAACGAAACTCATCTTTCAACAGATAATATTTTAGAAGCAGAAGGTAATACCCTACCTACAGGGGATTCAGGATTTAAGACCGGTGCAATCTTTTATGATCTTACTAAGACAGGCAGAAATGCTTATAGGAATACTGGGACAACAACTTCTGCTATTTGGAGTATAGTAGGATCAGCAGTAGCTTCACCTTCCAAGTCAGCTAGTCCCTCAGCCTCAGAGTCCAAATCTGCCAGCCCATCGGGTAGCGCATCTAAATCAGAATCTAAAAGCGCTAGTCCTTCGGCTTCGGCTTCAAAGTCTCAAAGTCCATCACCAAGCCTTTCGCCTTCGGCTTCTGGTAGTGCTAGCGCGTCTAAGTCACAGAGTCCATCAGCTTCAGAGAGTGCTTCAGCTTCAGCTAGCGAAAGCAAGAGTACTTCTGCTTCTCTTAGCCCATCTGGGTCAGAAAGTGCAAGCGCATCTAAATCAGCTAGCCCATCAGGTAGCCTTAGTCCATCAGGGTCGGAGTCACCAAGTGCTTCATCATCAGCTAGTGCGTCAGCATCCGAAAGTCCAAGTGGAAGTGCTTCATTATCGCCATCTGCATCTGGCTCTGCCTCCAGAAGCCCCTCTGCTTCAAAGAGTCCATCAGCTAGTGCCTCTAAATCAGCCTCTAAATCAGCGAGTCCATCGGGAAGTCAATCTCCTAGCGCAAGTGAATCAAAATCAGCCTCGAAGTCTCTTAGTCCATCAGGATCACTTTCACCATCAGCTAGTGCAAGTCCAAGTGCAAGTATAAGTTTTCCATGATAGAATAATAATATGAACCCACTAGAATCATCAGCAAACGAATTTACAAACATAATCACAAGTGGTGCTACTGTGATAAGTGGAAAGTTAGTATTAGTCCGTGTAGTTGTGAATAAAAAGGGTGCAAGTTCAAACGTAGCTACCCTTAATAGGTTAGATTCCCCGGAAGGAAAGACTGCTATTGGTGTTATTGATACCACTGATAAAGTAGGTAATATTGAATATGGTTTACCTTGTAATAACGGGTTGGAAGTAGTCACCGCTACTGGTACACAAGCTGATTTAACTATTGTTACCCGCCCTCAGCCCTAACTCCTTGTTGACAGAAACTACTTTTAATGAGTAGGCTATATGTAATGAAGCGTATTAACCTCTTTATCTCCGATGATTACTTTGATTTTCTTAAGACTCATTCAGAAACAAGACTAAGTGAGCATGTGCGTTGGGCTTTAGCAGAATACATTCATAAAATAAGACAAGAAGAGGTTAGGCTTGCTCAAAATGTAAGTGCTTCAGAATCCACAAGAAAGGAGAATAATGGATAATGCAATAGAAGAAAAAACATTAACACCCCAACCTGGAGAATATCTAACACCAATTCCAAGAGAAGTAGGCCAGTCTATTACTATGGACTTTCCTGATGCTATGAGGGAAGTTATTAAAGGCAATAAAGTTAGAAGAATATCATGGGAAACACAAAGCGATCATGGATTATTAAAGGATGGCTGGCTAAGTATTCATACAAAAGGAGCTTACCACACATGGCTCGTGTCTGATGGGGATTTAGAAGGTCAGGACTACATAGTGATAGTACAGGAGACAAACTAATGATTGACCTATCAGTAGTTATACCTAATTTTAATTCCCCTTTTACAGTACAAACTATAGATGATGTCTTAAAAAACGCCAGTTGTAGCGTAGAAGTAATTGTAAATGTAGAACAATTATGGCCTGAGCCACTTTCTACAGACGAGAGAGTCCATTATATCCACCCACCTGCCCCTATTGGTCTTAGAGCTGGTGTAAATGCTTGTGTAGCTATGGCTAAGGGTAAGTACATAATGAAGACTGACGATCATTGTATGTTCGGTGAGAACTTTGGCAAGATCTTAATAGAATCCCATCAACCTGATTGGGTACAAGTACCTCAACGATATGCCCTAGACGCTGAAAACTGGAAAATTGAGGAGAGAACTGATGATAAGTACCCGATTGTCCAGATGTATCAAGATTTTCCCCGTAAAGGTAAAGCTAATGATGATGGAACGCATGGAGTTGAGTGGAGGGAACGAAGAAATCAAACCAAAGATCAGGATTTAGTAGAAAGTCCATCAATGCAAGGGAGTTGTTGGTTTATGACTAGAGAATACTTTGATAAGTTAAAACTCATGGATGCTACAGGATATGGTCAATTTGCCCAAGAAGCACAGGAAATTGGCTTTAAGACGTGGTTAAGTGGGGGAAAGTTAATGATAAACAAGAAAACCTATTATGCGCATTTGCATAAAGGAAATCATTATGGAAGATTCTACAAAATGCCCAGTGGTAATGTAGAGGCGGATTCATGGAGTGCGTCTCATTGGTTAAATAATGAAGAACCCGGAATGATACATGATTTCGCATGGTTCATTAACGAGAAATTCCCTAATATGCCAGGATGGGAATCAAATTGGCAGGAACAAATAAAGGAGATGGGCTGGGTAAAATGAAAATATCAATTGTAGGTACAGAACATATGGCTCAATCTTTTTCCTATTGTATGGAAAGAATGGGTCATGAAATAGTTTCTTTGGAAGAGTGTGACATTTGTTGGATAGCTATTGATACTCCTATTAAAGATGGGCGTGGAGATATTGAAGATGTCTTTATTGCAGCTAAAAGAGTAAGAGATAAACTTAGACAAGGTGTATTGGTAATCTGCTCAAGCCAAATACCTGTTGGAACTTCAAGAGAACTAATGAATATATTAGGAAACAATTATGCCTATATTCCTGAACATATGAGGATGGGAAGAGGTATTTTTGATTTTATGAACCTTAAAGAAATCACAATTGGAGTGGATGATGATAAATGTAAACCTATTCTATTAAACTTATTTTACGATAAGTCAGTCTTCTTCACCAGCATAGAAACTGCTGAAATGATTAAACATGCCACTAATGCTTACTTAGCCACTACCGTCTCTTTAATCAATGATATTGCTGATATTTGTGAGCAGGTTGGGGCTGATGTGGCTGATGTCACTAAAGCACTAAGGTCTGATTGGAGAATAGGCAAAGAAGCGTATTTAGACGTATCAGTGGGCTTTAGAGGCGGTCATTTTGATAGAGATATAAATTACTTACAAGGTGTGGCAAGAGAAAAGAAGATTGAGATTCCAATACTGGATGCTGTTATGGAGAAAAACCATAAACGCAGGGATAAAATTGTTAGCAAGCTAATTGATATATGAAAAAATTGCATTTTGCTTTAATTGGTAGAGGTAAGATGGGGAAGAGATGGGAACAAGTATTATCTAAATATACTTGTTTTCATAGTATTGTTGATACAGATCCACACAAAAGATTTAATGGTGTTTTAGAAAATGAGGATATAAATGCGGTTTTAATTGTTACTCCCCATAAGTACCATGCTTCTCTTACAGAACAAGCTTTTAAAGCTGGTAAGCACGTTCTTTGCGAGAAACCGGGGGCAATTAGTTCAAGTCAGATTAAAAAGAATATTGAGTTAGCAAATAAGATGGGTTTAATTTATAAGATTGGTTATAACTACCGCTTCCATGATGGTTTTATTAAAGCAAAGAAGCTTTTTGATAAGGGAGAGATCGGTAAACTTGTATTTATTAGGGCAACACACGGTTTTGGAGGTAGACCAGGATATGAAAAAGAGTGGCGGCTTAACAAGGAAATGAGCGGAGGAGGACACTTACACGATCAAGGAGTACACACGATAGATATGGCTAAGTATTTTATGGGAAATATAGTCAAAGTAGAAGGAATGAGGTCTGATATGTTTTGGGGTGCCGGTACTGAAGATAATGGTTTTGTACTGCTTAAAAACAAAGATGGAGTAATTGCTTCAATTCATAGCAGTTTAACTCAATGGAAGCGTAAACATACTTTTGAAATATATGGGGATAAAGGATATTTGATTATAGAAGGATTAGGAATGAGATATGGAGAGCCTGAAAAGCTGATACTTGGCAAACGCACTAAAGATCCGGATAAAGTAAAAGAGAGAATAATTAAATGTGATCCGATAGCCGATCACTCATTAGAGCTTGAATTAAAAGATTTTATGTCGGGATCAGTTTCAAATGCTCAAGATGCTTATGAAACTTTAAGGATTGTGGAGGAAGTATATCGAAGGGATCGGATCTAGAGTATGATTACAAGTATACTAATTCCAAGCAGAGCTGAAAAGTCTGAAAACCTAGGTAAAACACTTAATAGTATCTATGATAACGCTACCGGTGAATTTGAAGTAATAGTTGGCTTAAATGGTCAACCCTGGACAGAGATTGAAGCATATCCAAATTTAAGAGTGATTAAGCTTGATGAGAATATCGGTATTAAGGGAATGATTAACCTGCTTGCAGCTTTAGCAAGAGGTAAATATATCTATAAATCAGATGCACATTGTTCCTTCGGTAAAGGCTTTGATGAGATACTTCACGCTAATATAGAGGACGATTGGATAGTAATGCCCCGCTTCAAAATAATCAAAGACGACTGGAGTATTCAGATGAGAGACGGACAGGAGGAGTATTACGATTATTTTTACCTCTCATGCCCCTTCACAGACCCTAGAGGCTTTAGATTTAAGGCAGGTGGTCATTGGAAAGAAAGAACACAAGAACGCCTAGAATCGTATCCTGGCGTGGATGAGACCCCACAAATACATGGCAGTGGTTGGATGATGACAAAGGATAGGTTCTTTGAGTTAGGTGGATTCCCAAATATTGATCCTAATGGACACGGACAAGAGCCTATTTGGCTAGCATTAAAGAATTGGCTAATGGGTGGTAAGGTAATGGTAAATAAAAAAA